TAAATTATATGAACGAGATATCGTTCTTGAATTTGAAAAAAAAGTAGTATATGAAAACTAACAAATATGCGAATCTAGTTAAATTTGGTCTTAGCCAAAGAACGTTAATGACTTTAAGCGAGTCAGAGATTGATAAGTTACACAAAAATTTAGTTGAGGGTAAAAAAGAAACTTGTCCTAAGTGTGGAATGGAAAACTGTAAATGTGACCATTCAAAGAAAGAAACTAAGGAACAAGTAACTCAAACTACTAAACAAGTAAAAACAACTAAAATTCCAGCATCCGCGGCAAAAACAACAGGAGCGGTCGTAGATGGAGTTTCAATTAAACAAGATTCTTCAGGTAATATTTACGCTACTCAAAATGAGGGTGAAATGACAGAAAACAAAAAGAAGAAATCTAAAAAAGAATTTGAACCAAATCCTTGGGCTATTTGTCATAGTCAATTAGGACCTAAGAAAACTCCTAAGTTTGAAAGATGTGTTCAAGCTATTAAAAAATCAATGAATGAAAATAAATTACCTTTTGATGTGATTTTAGAAAATAAAATCTTATCTTTGGTTGAAAAACATATCAAACCAAGAATGAAAAAAGGAGATTTAATTAATATGGTTGAAGAGAAAAAAATGAGTTTACCAATTGGTAAAATAATGTCTATGGGTAAAGTAAGTGAGGATACTAAAGAGGCTCCTGTTAAGACACCTGTTAAGACACCTTCAAAACCTGATAAAGACAGTCCGTACAAACCTAAGACTTCACCAGCACCTAAAGCTAAAAAAGAAACTAAGGAACAAACGGCACCATCTAAACCTGCACCAACAACAAAACCTGGTACTAAAACACCACCAAAACCAGATAAGGATAGTCCTTATAAACCAAAAACATCACCAGCACCAAAGGCTAAGAAATCTATGCCAAGTTGGATGTCATTCGACTCACTAGGAATTAAATTTAAGAAATAATGGCAAAATTAAAAAAAGATACTAAAGAAGCAATTGAATATTCAGGGTCTGAAAGAATGAATCCTGATTTAGAGAGAAAGCTTAAATTACAACAAACAACATTATCTAAGAACCCTGCTTTTCCTGATGTGGATAAAGATGGTACTCCCGATAATTTTGAAGAATTAGTAGCATCTAAAAGATTTAAAGATGTTGTTGAGAAAGTTAAGAGGTATACAGGAATGCAAGAGATTACAGGCCAAAACGCTTTTATGCAATTACAAAGAGCGTTAATGGGTGCGGTACAAAAAGTATTACAGATTGAATCTCAAAACAAAGATTATTTAGAAAAATTAGCGGTAAAGTTAGTTAAAGATGAAATGGGAATTACTGACCAATTTCAATTTGATGCTAAATTAGTACCTATGGGTGGTATTGACCAAAGTAGATTTCAGAAACAAGGTGAAGAACCTGAAGAAGAAGAAATTGAAGCTCAATTTGGTCAACAAGCGGAACAAGACCTTGAGGACTTTATGTCTGCAATGGAAAAATTTGATAGAGAAAAGGCTAAACGTAGATTTATTAATGCGTTAATACAAGGTTCATCTAAAAAAGGACATTATATGTTTGAATTAAGTAGAGAATCTTTAAATAAAATAAATCCTGATTTAGTAAGTTTATATGGTACGTTAATGTCAATTAATGACTTAATCTATTGGTTGATGCCAGATGAGTCGGTTATGATGATGGCGGGTAACGAACAAAGTATGGCGGGTAAAGAAGAAATTGATGACCAAACAGACCCACCTACAATTAAGGCAAGAGGTGTATTTTTTCCAGTATTACTTCACGAATTAATTAAAGGTGTTATGGAAGTTTTTGGTACTCACGGTTTACCTGATGACCCTAAATCACAACAAATGATTATGGGTAGTACAGATACCCTACCGAATGAAATTTGGGACTTAAGATTAGGACCTGTTATTTGGGAGAAATTTTTACAAGCATATCCTATAGAGTTATTTGATGACGATAAAAAACATATCCAACACTATCTATTTGCAAGATTTTCAGCGTTAGAAACCGAAGAGTTTTTTAACGTTGCTAAAAAAATATTATCGGGTAGTCCTGAAGGTCAAAAATTCATTAAAGATATGGTTAACGACATAGTATCTGATTTAAAGAAACAAGACTTAGAAGATTCTTTAGGTAGTTACGGTGATGATGACGATGACGATGATGATGACGGACTTGACGACTTCTTAGGTGGCTTGGGTATCTCAAGACCTAAGTAATGTATGTCATTTACAAAAGAACAATTAATATTAGAATACACTAAGTGCGTAAAGAATACTCCTTACGCACTTAAAACTTATTTACAAACCTACGATAATACTGTATCTCAGTATGTTCCATTAGAACTATTTCCAGACCAAGTATCTCTACTTGAGGATTACGAAAATTATAACGAAAACATTGCATTAAAATACCGACAAGCGGGTGTATCTACAGTAACCGCCGCTTGGGCATCAAAGAAGTTAGTTTTTGCGTCTAAGAAAAAACCTGAAAAAATTCTAATAATTGCCAATAAATTAGATACTGCGGTTGAGATGGCGAATAAAATTCGAGGGTTTACTGAACAGTGGCCTAACTGGACAGGAGTAGGGTTTTCATCAGAAAAAAATTCACAAAGACATTATAAATTAACTAACGGATGTGAAGTTAAAGCCGTTGCAACATCACGAGATGCCTTAAGGGGTTATACTCCTACAATTCTTGTATTTGATGAGGCCGCATATATTGAAGCGGACAGTGACTTTTGGGCTGCTTGTATGGCGTCCCTATCTACAGGGGGTAAAGTTATCGTTGTGTCAACTCCAAACGGGTATGACCCAATTTATTATGAAATATACGACCAAGCGTTAAGAGGTATGAATGAATTTAAAATATCTGAAATGTATTGGTTTAAAGACCCAAGATATACTAAAGATTTCCAATTATTAAAAGTTGAGGATTTAATACATTATTTTTTAAATCGAGAAGACTATTCTAACGTGGAGATGATTGATTACTCTAATATAGACCCAAGACAAAGAGACTTTGATGAAATTAAAGAAAAAATGGCGGCGGGATTTAAACCAACTTCGTCTTGGTTTGAGGGTATGGTTAAAAAACTTAAATACGATAAACGTAAAGTATCTCAGGAGTTAGAATGTAACTTTTTAGGTTCAGGTGATAATGTATTTGATTCTAAACAATTACAAGACATACATCACAATATGTTGAGGGAACCCATCAATAAAATGATGGGGGGTGCTTTATGGATATGGAAAGAGCCAATACAGGGTCATAAATACATTATGGGTGTCGACGTATCAAGAGGTGACTCTGAGGATTTCACATCTATGATTATTATTGATTTTGACGAACGAGAACAAGTACTAGAATATATAGGGAAAATACCACCTGATGTTGCTGCGGAAATTGCGTATAAATGGGCGATGATGTATAATGCTTTTATTGTAATTGATATCACTGGTGGTATGGGTGTTTCTACCGCAAGAAAATTACAAGAAATGGGTTACAAAAACTTATATATTGATGGTGTTGAAATGGGGAATAAATGGAAGTATGACCCTAAAGCTTTAGATAAAATCCCTGGTATAAACTTTAACAATAAAAGAGTTCAAATTATATCTTCATTTGAAGAGTGTATGAGACACGGGTTTAGAATCTATAGTAATAGACTCTTTAACGAGATGAATACATTTATTTACATTAATGGTAGACCTGACCACCAAAAAGGACATCACGATGATTTAATTATGGCTATTGCTATGGCGACATATGTCGGTGAAAATTCGTTTAGTCAATTAACAAAAGTAACTGAACAAACTAAAGCAATGTTAAGTTCTTGGACTGTTAATAATAACGAAGAAGCAAGTAGAAATATTGCATTCAACCCTGTAATTCCAGCTGGAATGCCAAATCATCATAATTATAATAATGAGGCGACTAAAAATGATTATCAAAAATATTTATGGTTGTTCGGAGGTTCTCGAAGATAACCTTTATAATTTTTTTTGATTGATTAAATTTAAAATATGGAAAATAATAAAAATAACAATTTAACGGTTTGGCAAAGGTTATCACAGACCTTTGGTCCCAATTCATTATTGAATCAGGACTACCCAACTTTTAGATATGATAAGAAAGAATTACTTAAGACTACAAGTCAACAGGAATACGAAAAGGCTAAATTACAGGCACAACAAACCGTTTATTTGGCAAACCAATGGACTAAGATTGAGAATAATTTATACACACAGGGGGTTTACTTTGAACCAACAAGATTGGCGTCATACTATGATTATGAATCTATGGAATATACCCCTGAAATATCGGCAGCTTTAGACATATATGCTGAAGAATCTACAACGGCAGACCAAAACGGTTACATATTACAAATCTATTCAGAATCAAAAAGAATTAAATCTGTATTAACAGATTTATTTAATAATAATTTAGATATCAATACCAATTTAGCGATGTGGACAAGAAACACTTGCAAATATGGTGATAATTTTGTTTACTTAAAATTAGACCCTGAAAAAGGTGTTGTTGGTTGTATGCAATTACCAAACATTGAAATTGAAAGGGTTGAAAGAGGAATGAAAGGTAAATCTAATTTAGATAATAATGAATCTGAACAAAAAGCCTTAAGATTTAGTTGGAAGAATAGGGATATGGAATTTAACACTTGGGAAATTGCCCATTTTAGGTTGTTAGGTGACGATAGAAAACTTCCTTACGGTACCTCTATGTTAGAAAAGGCAAGACGTATTTGGAAACAACTTTTATTATCTGAAGATGCGATGTTGATTTATCGTACATCACGTGCACCTGAGAGAAGAATATTCAAGGTCTTTGTTGGTAATATGGATGATAAGGATGTTGAACCGTATGTACAACGTGTTGCCAATAAATTTAAAAGAGACCAAGTTGTTGATAGTAAAACTGGTAATGTCGATATGAGATTTAATCAAATGGCGGTTGACCAAGATTACTTTATTCCTGTTCGTGATATGGCAGCACCAGACCCAATCACAACATTACCTGGAGCTCAAAACCTTTCAGAAATTGCGGATATCGAATATATTCAGAAAAAATTAGTTACCGCATTAAGAATACCCAAAGCTTATTTAGGGTTTGAGGAATCTGTAGGGGACGGTAAAAATTTATCATTATTAGATATTCGTTTTGCAAGAACTATCAATAGAATACAAAAAAGTATGTTGCAAGAATTGAACAAAGTTGCAATTATACATTTATTCTTATTAGGATTTGAAGATGAGTTATCAAACTTTACATTAACATTAACTAATCCATCTACACAAGCGGATTTATTAAAGGTTGATGTTTGGAAAGAGAAAATATTATTATACAAGGACGCAGTTACCGCTATCGAAGGTATTGCGCCTGTATCAGTATCTTGGGCTAAGAAACACGTACTTGGTTTCTCTGACGAGGAAATTAGACTTGATTTACAACAACAAAGACTTGAAAGAGCAGTTGGTAAAGAATTAACAGATACACCAACAGTTATCGTTAAAACGGGTATATTTGATACGGTAGATAAATTGTACGGTGGTGGTACTACAGGAACAACACAAAGTTCAGAAACTGGTGGGGACACAGGTGGTGAATCACCATCTTCATTAGGTGGTATGAGTGATATCGGAGGAGGAGAAGAACCACCAACAACTGAAGAACCAATAGGTGGTGAACCAGCTGGAATTACACCTGAATCTAAGAGAGAAAATCTTAACATTCTTCTTGAAAGTGATGACTTTTTAACTGAGGAAGAAGTGATAGATTTATCTAAAGGAAGAAACTCTTTAGGAGAAATGGGAGTTGCTTTGGATAAACTTCTAAATAGTTGATATTTATTAATAAAAATATTGATATGGAATTTGGACACTTAAAATCTAAAATAGAAACTAAATTAGTTGAGTCGTATAAAACTAATACGTTTAATAAGGAAATTAAAACATTTAGAAAGTTAGTTTTAGAAAACGAACTAATTAATATGGCTTATCATCTTTATGAGGAATTATCTAAAGAGAAAGGTTTTTCTAAAGATTTTGCCGACGACTTTTTATCGGAATGTGTTGACATATACCAAAGATTAAATATTACTGAAAAATTACTTTCTAAGTTGATTGATTGGACTAAAGATGTTACATCTGAAAATCAGTACAAAGATATTGATAGTGTAATGAATAAAAATACTTTTGTAATTGAGAACATTGTTACAAGTAGACAAAGTATTATTAATACTCTTATTTCTAAAAAAGAAATACAATCTGAAAGTATCAATATTCCTTTAGAAAAAATGGTTGAGGTTGCTAATTCAACAATTAAAAATTATTTAGAAAGTCTAAATGAATCTGACTTAGAACAGATTAAAAAATATTCTACATTATCTGAAGGAGAAGTGTCTAATAGATACGAAGTGTTAAGTGAATTAGTCATTGAAAAATTAGAAAAATTATCTAAAAATTCAGATAGTGAAACTAAAGTTAAAATTGATGAGACTATTTTAAAAATAAAAAATGACACTATTGATTCAGTGTCATTATTAAAGTTGAAGAATCTTAATGAGAGTCTTTAATTTTTTGTTTAAAAATAGCATTTTTCTTAATAGTCCTTTTTTGAACTGATTTTTTAACAAACTCTTTTCTCTCCCTTAAAATCTCATTTTGTTTGGTCTTAATAACTTTACTCTTTAAAGTTTTAAGAGCTTTCTCAATTGGAGTCTTTTGGTCTATCTTTACTATTAACATAATTACAAATATCTGCAAATATAAAAATATTTTGACTAATCACAAAATATTGTGTATTTTTTTACTAAACATAAACAGTATACAATATGAGAAAAAATGAAAAAAGGGAAAAGTGCAAAACTTTCGGGGTACCGAAATTACAAAGTTAATTATGGTACAGTAGATTCAAAAAACTTAAAATCAATTTACATAAACATTCAAACTTGGGCAGAGCCTAAAATTGAAATTGAATCTCCTAACAGGGTTGTCAATAACCTATCAAGGTCAATAAAACATTCGGTCCTTGAGTCAATAAATACGAATATTTTTGAAGACAAATTTATTGTTGATTTGGACCTGAGGTCAAGCGGAATCCAACTAAATAAAAAATCGTTTTTAAATTTAGAATGTTATCTATACCTAAAAGAACTCGATAACGATTTCAAATCATTAGAACTAAAAAACAGTATTAAATCAATATCTGATGAAATCATTAAAAGTAATTTTATTAAAAATGAAGAGTTTAATTTCACACTAACTAAAAAACAAACTTACAAGGTTTAAATATTATATCCATATTACGGTATATTTATTTAGAAAAGAAAAAATGAAAATATTAGGACCAAACGAAACAGGTAAAGGAATACTGATTGAATGGGATGCGGGATATGTGTCACCAAACGACAAATACAATTCGGAAATAATTAAAGAATCTAAAAACTTTTTAGATTATTCAAAACCGTTTGAATTCTATGCGGTTTTACAAAAATACAACACTCCGAATAGAAATGGTAGAGTCTATCCTGAAAGAATATTAAAAAGAGAAGCGGACAACTATAAGAAAGCGATTGCTAAAGGTACTGCATTATCAGAACTAAACCACCCTGAATCATCACTAATTGACTTAGATAGAGTATCCCACTCAATTACCGATATTTGGTGGGAAGGTAATATCTTAATGGGTAAAATTAAATTATTAACATCGCCAGGATTTCACGAAAGAGGTGTTATATCTTGTAAAGGGGATATGGCAGCAAATTACCTAAGACAAGGAGTTACTCTTGGTATATCATCAAGAGGAGTTGGTTCCTTAGCAAAAAAAGGTGAACAAAACGAAGTACAGGATGATTTTGAATTAATTTGTTTTGATTTAGTTTCATCCCCATCAACACCAGGAGCTTATTTATTTCTAAATCCTGAAGATAGAACAAACTATGAAGAGAATTTAGATGAGGAAAAAAAGATGCAAATGGCAAGAGCAACAGGGATGAATGTTAATTCAGGAAACAAATCACTTGACTTAATGAAAAAATTATCCGATTATTTAGGAAAATAATTATTATGGACGAAAAATATTTTGTAGCAAAAATTCAGTACGATTTACCTGATGAGAATACAGGGAAAATCAAAAAAATCAGAGAAGAGAAATTGGTTAAAGGTTTTTCAGTAACAGATGTTGAGGCAAAAGTTACCAAGAGATACGAATCATTTAGCCAAGATTGGAGAATTACTTCAGTATCTGAAAGTAAAATTGATGAGGTTATTGAAGACTAATCAATTAATAAATTATTTAAAAGGAGGACAATAGTCCTCCTTTTTTCGTTTATGGAGATATTTATATTTGTTGTATTGTACACTTAAATCTGACGTTACTTTATAAAAAAATAAAAAAATAAACCCAATAATTTAAAAAATTTAATTTAACAATATCGTTAAGTTAATCTTTTTTGATATTTGGAAATATTTATATACAAATAAAATCAAAAATGGCAGAAAAACAAAATCTTGTAGAAGAGGCACTAATCCAAATGAAAAGTTTGGAAAATGTAGTTGCTGAAAATGCAAAAGGAATACTAGCTTCAACTATGAAGCAAGAAATCAGCGAATTAGTAAAAGAGTCTTTAAAGACTGAAGACGATTCTGACCTTGACAACACTACAATGGAGGTTGACGAACAATTAGATACCGACATTGAAGATATGGGAGACGAGGATTCAGATGATAACGAAATGGACGACGAAATGGAAGATGATTTAGAAGATATTGAAGGTATCGAAGATACTGACGATATGGACGATATGTCTTCTGATGACGAGTTCGATTTCACATCTATGGATATGGATGACGAAGAACCAATTGATTTAACAATGGCTTCTGACGAGGAAATTTTAAAAGTATTCAAAGCAATGGGTGAAGAAGATGGTATTATCGTTAAAAAAGACGGTGATATGATTGACTTAGAAGACACTAACGAAGACGTTGAATATAAAATTTCTTTAGGTGAAGAAGAAGAAGAGGTTGATGATATTGATTTAGAAATTGAAGAATCTGATGATGATTCTGAGATTATGTTTGAAATTGAAATGGATGACGAGATGGAAGATTTCGAAGAAATTTCTATGGATGATGAAGATGATGACGATTATGAAATCAATCTTGACGACCTAGAAGACTTAGGAAACTTTGACCTTGAAGAATCTGAAGAAGAAGAGTTCGAATTCACTGAGGGCTGGAACGAAAACGCTGATGTTGAAAAATCAGAAACAAAAGAAGGATTCAAACCAAAAGGTATGGGAATGGGTAAACCTAAATTCGAATACAAAGAAGGTAAGAAAATGGAAACCAAAGAAGGTTCTATGACTGTAAAACCAAAAGGTGTTGGAATGGGTAAAGCTAAATTCGAATACAAAGAAGGTAAAAAGATGGATATGAAAAAAACTGTTAAACAAGACGGTGAAACTTCAGAAGCATCAAGAACATTAGGTAATGGAAAAAGATGGGGTAGAAATGGTTTAGATAAACCAAAAGCTGCACCACGTCACTTAAAAGTTGAAAACGTTGAGAAAGAACTTACTACACTAAGAGAAAGAAACGAAGAGTATAGAAAAGCTTTAAATATTTTCAGAAGTAAGTTAAATGAAGTTGCAGTGTTTAATTCAAACTTAGCATACGCTACAAGATTATTCACAGAACATTCAACAACTAAAAATGAGAAAATCAACATTTTAAGAAGATTTGATTCCGTTGAATCTTTAAAAGAGTCTAAATCTCTTTATAAAACAATAAAAGACGAGTTATCTACTCAAGGAAGTGCAACAGTTGTAAAAGAATCTTTACAAGAAAAAATGGAAAGAACTCCATCTTCAGGTTCAGCAGCTAACTTGATTGAGTCTAAAACTTACGAAAATCCTCAATTCTTAAGAATGAAGGACTTGATGTCAAAAATGAACATCATAAAATAAAAATAAAATTTAAAAACAAATACTAAAATGGGTGCATTATTAGAAAGCGGTCTTGTTGGTAACATTGGTTTAAAACACCTTAAAGTTATTAAAGAAGACACAATCAACAAATGGGACAAATTAGGATTCTTAGAGGGTCTTAAAGGTCATTTAAAAGAAAACGTAGCTCAATTATATGAGAACCAAGCGTCTTTCTTAATCAACGAAGCTTCTGCGACAGATTCATCTGGTTCATTCGAAACAGTTGTATTCCCTATCGTTAGAAGAGTATTCTCTAAATTATTAGCGAATGACATCGTATCAGTACAAGCTATGAACTTACCAATCGGTAAATTGTTCTACTTCGTACCTAAAATCCAAGGTTATAACACAGGTACTACTACATCTGGTGACCACTACGCTCCAATCGGTTCTCCTGGAAACTATCCTGGAAATCCTGACGCAGGTTATCAAGGTACAGGTGCATATGCTAAAAACCTTTACGATTTATTCTATGAAGGTTCTGAACCTACATTAAATCCAGCAGGTTTATTCGACTACTCAAAAGGTAGATTTGAAGTTATCACTGCTAACACAACATTACAAGTTTGGTCTGACGGTAACTTAGTAAACGCAGTTGACGAATACGATGGTAAAAACGTTAGAAAAGTAATTATGAAATTATGTGGTTTCGCTAACGCAGGTGCTGGTAAATTAATCGGTCCTGATGGTAACGAAATGGATAACGAAGCATTCTTATCTGACTTACACATTATCGCAGGTCCAGGTTTAGAAGTAAGTACTGCTAGTACTTGTACTGTAGAAGATGCTACTTCTTTATCTTTCAGAGTTGTTACTCAACAATATGGTAAAGGTATCGTTCAATACGGTGAAAACACTAAAACTAACTTCCCAAGAACAAGTGGTAGTAACCCAGCAGGTAACGGTGGTTCATTCTATGACATCTGTGACGCTACAGGTTGTATCTACTTAGAAGTTGATTTACAGTGTCCAGTATGTGCTACTTGTGGTCAAGATTCTCTTGACGGTTACACAGGTACTACTATTGAAACTGCAGCTTCAGGTGACTCTTTCATCGGTGTATACAGAAGATATGAAGAACTTGAATTTGAAGATAAAATTGGTGAGGTTTCTTTCGACTTAGAATCAGTAACTGTTTCTGTAACTGAAAGAAAATTAAGAGCACAATGGTCTCCTGAGTTAGCTCAAGACGTTGCGGCTTTCCACAACATCGATGCTGAAGCTGAATTAACGGCTTTATTATCTGAACAAGTTGCAGCAGAAATCGACCGTGAAATTTTACGTGACTTACGTAAAGGTGCGGCTTGGACATTACGTTGGGATTACAACGGATGGAAGAGAGTTCCTCAAACTAACGCTTACACTCAGAAAGATTGGAACCAAACATTGATTACGGCAATCAACCAAATCTCAGCTCAAATCCACAAATCTACTTTAAGAGGTGGTGCTAACTGGATTGTTGTTTCTTCTGAAATCAGTGCAATCTTTGACGATTTAGAATACTTCCACGTATCTAACGCGGCTCCTGAGCAAGACCAATACAATATGGGTATTGAAAGAGTTGGTACATTAGCAGGTAGATACCAAGTTTACCGTGACCCTTACTTCCCACCAAACACTGTGTTAATGGGACACAAAGGAACGTCATTGTTAGACACTGGTTACATCTACGCTCCATACGTACCTCTACAATTAACTCCTACAATGTACAATCCATTCAACTTTACACCTATCAAAGGTATTATGACACGTTACGCTAAGAAAATGGTTAACAACCGTTTCTACGGACGTATCCAAGTTGATGGAGTTAGAACATTTGACTTAAACGAGTTAAGATAATCAATATCTTAATGATATCTAAAAGGGGACTATTATTAGTCCCCTTTTTTTATTTTATAGGTATTTATATAATATGAATAGACTACGTCAAATAATCAGAGAACAGTTATTGTTAGAGAAGAAGATAGGTAGCTTAATCACTAAGATTGAGGTAACCTATTCATTTGAACTTGATAGAAGTCCGCACGCATATGATAGAAGAACTAGAACTGATATAGAAGATTATAATACTAAAGAAATATCTAACGCCGAAATTAAATATATTATTGAACTTGGTCGTAAAAAAATTGCCGAATTAATCGCTATAGGTGACATTAAAAATAATGATTATTTTGTAATTAAATCTCCTGAAAAAGAAATCGCGATTGCAATCAAAGCCATTAATGAAGGTGGTGTTGGGTGGAAATTATTAATTGTTACAGTATTCCGAGAATCCTACGAAAACCCTTTTAGAGTTGGTGAAGACCAAATAGTTATTTGGGTATAAAAAAAGACGGAGGGTTGTATCTAAATCGTTCCTTCTCCGTCCTAATTGAGCTTCTTTCGACTCAACAACTATGATTGATTTATTTGTATCTAAATCGTTTCCCTCAATCACAATACAAATATACGGCGGATTATTTAATCTGCCAAAAGTATTTTAAAAATTTAAACTATTTATATAATAAATATTATTTGAATGTCTTGTAGAAGAAAATTATTAATAACCGAAGAAGAGAGAATAGGAATATTATCTTTATATGATATTGTTGAACAAGTAACTCCTGCTGGTAAAAATGAATATACTATGTCAGGACAATCATTTTTTGATGATGGGAAATATTCAGGGTTTTCTAAGAAAGATGAAAAAAAATTAAAGTCTGATTTAGAAGGAGCCGCAAATTTTTTAAGAAATAATAAAGGTAGAATTACTTACGTTAAAGTTATTGCTAGTGAATCTCAAGTAACAAATTATGATAGAGAAAAATACCCGTCAACAGGTAAGTCCGAAGATTTTACAGAAGAAAAATCTTTAAAACCTTTAGAGTTATCAAGATTAAGAGCCGAAACTATGAAAAATTATTTAAAACAATATTTTTCAAGTTTAAAATCTCAAAATGTTATTAGTGAAATGCCAATATTTGAACCATCAGAACTTATATTAGGTAATACTAAATATGTTAAGGGTCAAAGTAATAAGAATAATCCTGATTACGATAAAGAAAGATATGTTAAAGTAATTTTAGCGATTAAACCACCTGAGGAATGTATTATAGGACTAACTGTTGAGGTTATGTACAAAAAAGATAAATCTTCACAACCATCAATAGGTACTGATGGTAGACCATTTAGTTGTAGAGGGGACCACGATTGTGATGTTGCATTGTTTGATGTTAAATTAAATGGAGTTTCAATTGGTAGAGCTAATTTAAATAACGGAGAGAAAAATCCGCCAATTGGTGGTGATAGAACAAGTGGAAAATTAGTTGTGGATGATGCCAAAGCAAAGGCGATAATAGGTAATGAAAGTAAAGATATTGTAATTAGTTTACAGTGTCTGTCCCCTTCAGATTGTCACTCTGATAGACCTGAAGTTAGAATAAGTAAAGGTAATACAGTTTTATTTCATCAGTGTACTCCCGCTATTGGTAGAGGTGTTACAGGTGATATTAAAATATTGGAATTGGATAATTGTGGTAATTTAAAGAAAAAAGGGGTTGATAGTGGTCAACCGACTAAAGTTGACAGTCCTTCAAATAAAAATTTACCAAAACTAACAGGTAATGTTAAAAAATTAGAAATGTTAAATCCTGAAAAAACCACTAATTTCTATATTGAAAATGGTATTATTAATAAAAAACCAGAGTCTGATGGAACATACATTGTATTAAAATACTTTAAACACACTCCAACAAATACTGAATGGTTTGCTGGAGATAAACTTAAAGTTATTCCAAAAACTGAAACGTCTACAATAGTCATCAAACCAATTATTGTTAATACAACTAACAACGATTCTGTTAAAGTTGCAACTGACAAATTTATTAATGGTGGGTTTTTTGGTAAAACTCCTAATACTGATGGTTCTTACACTTTATTAAAAGATGCTGGTTATAATGGAAAAATGTATAAAACAGGTCAACACATTATATTCCAAAAACCAACTACTTAATAGTATCTGGAACCACGGTCATAGTGTCTACGATAACAGGAACACTATAAATCAAGTCTTTTTCTTGGTCTGACATTTTACCAAAACTTTCGTTCCAAGCTTTCTCCAACATTTTTTTGTGTTCTCTTTTAGAAACTTTTCGTCCGTCGGCAAGTTGGATTTGTGTAGCGCAAGAAGATAAGAAGATTACTGATAAGATTACTAATACTAAGTTTTTCATATTGTTTACGTTTAATTACAATACAAATATACAACTTTTTTTTTAAATAAAATTATTTATTTTGGAAAACTTTCCAAACAATCAATAACCATCTTACCTGTTTTATAATTAGTTGCTAACGGAATGTCGTGGACATTACAAATTCTTAATAACATACTAACGTCCACTTGGTGTGGGTGTACTTCTAAAGGGTCTATAAAAAATATTACGGCATCAATCTTACCCTCAGTAATCATAGATGCAATTTGAGCATCTCCACCCATAGGACCACTTAAAACAGTATGGACTTTACTTAGTCCTGCGTGAATCAAATGTTTACCTGTAGTACCTGTGGCAATAACTTCAACATTTTCAGAGGTGAAAAAATCTAATCGTTTCATAATAAATGAAACCATATCAGCCTTTTTACCATCGTGGGCAATAACCGCAATCTTAATTCTATTCTTCAACAGGTGCATCTTCAACGACATTAGGTATTGATAATTTTCTAATTGCTTTAGATAAAACTTCAGATTCCTCTAATTCAAAAATGTTTTTAGAGTAAGCCGATTTTGAGGCTTGTATAACACAGTAAAGAGCTTGGTCAGGTGTCATATCAGTTACAAACTTTTCCAAGTCTTCAATATTGTAATATGCTATACTGTCAAAAAGAAACCCCATAGGTTCTTTTAAGTTTTCTTGAGTGTTTTCCATAAATCAAATATTTATAGATAATAATACAAATTTTTTTTATAAATGTATAGAGATAGACTTGAAGAAGATGTTAGAAATTGGTACTTTAAAAAACCAATAAATGAGGCTACCTCAGATTCTGCGGGAAGGGGTTCATATATCGCACCATTACGATTAGGTAAAAAAATATTTGATAAAAGTCAACTAACTCCGTTTGATGAACCTGTTTCAAAATATTTTAGTCCTTTATTAGCGGTAGATAGTTATGATGGTACAATGGACGAACCTAAAAAGGATATAAAAAAAATTGAGTCAAAGGCGAAAAAAAGTTCTGTGTATTCTAAAAATCATTCCATTCAAAATGATGATGACGGAGATATTATTAATCCAACCCCTGGTAGAAACAAAAAAATTAACGAAATTAGTTCTACAGTAACTGCAGGACCCTACTCCGCCCCAATAGAAATAGGTTTAAAAAAATGGTCTGACAGTGAATTGGGTCCATTTAAAGAACATTCAAAACATAGAATAAATAAAAAAAGTAAGCAAAAAACATTGAAAAATAATATTAAAACAGTTATTGGTGTTTGGGAAAAAGATTCTAACGGAAGTTATGAACGAGATGTTCACGATGCACATACTGTAAGTGAGTGGGTTGAAATTACCGAAAATACAGTTGTTGAAGATTTAGGGGTTTGGTTTGGTACTAAGAAAAAACCAAAAGGCAGTAAACAACCTAAAGGACCTTGGGTTAATATATGTAGAAAAGATAAAGATGGTAAACACCCTCCCTGTGGTAGACCTGACGCATCAAGTAAAGGATATCCAAAATGTAGAGCCGCGGGAGTTGCGGGTAAAATGAGTGACTCTCAAAAAAAATCAGCTTGTCAACAAAAAAGAAGAGCAGAAAAAACACATAACAAATCAGGTACGGGTAATAAACCTAAAATGGTTAGTTATAAAACAAAAAAAGAGTCTTTCTCAAGACTCTTAAAAGATGTTATTACTGAAGTAATTAAGAATAAGTAATTATTTTCTAACCTCGTCTGAGATTGATTTCATATTTTCTAAAGTTCTCCTATCGTATTTAACTTCCATATTTTTTCTACGTAGCTCAACATTTCGGTAAAAATTTTCCCTTAGTTGTTCTATAGACCTTGATGGTAACCATATGTAATATGAAAATTTACCATTAGTGATTGTTAATGCCGAATCACCAAACCTAATAAAATAATGTTTCCACTCAATATAACATATTGAAGATATTGGGGCAATTAATAAAGTAGCATCAGTCTTAATCATCATCTTTCTGACGATATTAATCGATTCAATTTGAATATCGTCAAGTTTAGATTCACCACCATCAATTTTAATCGATAGTTTTTTAAAGAATCTACGTAGTCTGACCATAAATCTCATTCTACTTTTTTTAGTTAGTAAAAACATTTTCTTGTGTGTTAATTAATTATACAAATATATATAGAATTTTTAGATTAGACAAGGTTTTTTTTTGTTTTTAGGTATTGATATCGAAATATTTTCTTCCTATATTTTATCATATAAAACAAATATTATGAAAAAAATTAAAAACGGAGATACCGTTAGTGTGAACTACACTGGTAAATTGGAAGATGGTTCAGTGTTTGATTCATCATTAGTTGAAGGTAGAGAACCTTTAACGGTAAAATTAGGGGAAGGTCAATTAATTGCTGGTTTTGAAAAAGGATTAATTGATATGTCCGAAGGAGAAACTAAAACAATCGAACTTGAACATACTGAAGCTTACGGAGAGCCAAGACCTGAAATGGTTATTGAAATACCAAGAAATCAAGTACCTGAAGATATTCAAGAAGGTCAAATGTTACAAGGTATGGGTCCTATGGGTCCAATTAACGTTAAGGTTATTGAAATCAAAGAAGAGACTGTGGTAATTGATGGGAATCATCCTTTAGCAGGTAAAAAATTGATTTTTGACTTAGAAGTTGTAAGTATTGAAGAATAAAAAAAACCCTCAGTAATGAGGGTTTTTTATTTTATTAACAATAAGGTGGTGAACATCGTTTTTTACCATCTAATCCTGGCATACTTCCTTTACAGACTTGTACCGCATATCCGTTAGCGTAAGCCGAAGGATAAACTTTAAATTTAGATTTAGCAGCTGATTTACCTCTACTACATAATTTAGTACCTGCTTTTTTCTTACCTTCACCCATAACCAATTGGTCTTCTTTTGGTGCGGTACCTAATTCATCTCCCATTTTATGGAAACTCTTAGTTTCATTCATTAAGAAATCAAATACTTGGTCAATAGATTCTTTTGCGGTGGCAATATGGTCTTGAGCCCAATCGTGACCATTTTCTAAAATTTCACTAACTTGGTCGTGGTTTAAATCTAACAACAAACCCATTTGTCTTTGAATTTGTTCTAAGTTACTAAAGAACATATATCTTTCATCAGTTTGTTCTTTAACAACCTTCTCAATTATCTTTATTAATTCAGACTCTTTTAATTTAAAAACTTTTTTCATATAATATTTTGTATTTTATTTTAACTATTTAATCCATTAAACCCTCCTAATGTTACCATTTGAGTTTGTATTACAGTTTGACCATAACCGTTAGTATATGATGGGTGAGGTACCTCAACTGTAACTGCGGTTTCAGTACTTCCATCGTCACATATCACACAAACAGTGTAGTCGTAAGTTCCTGCGGATATTGTCGGTATTTCAGTTTGACATAATTCACAATCTAAAAAGGGACCTGAAACGTAAAAATAATTTGTTACACCCGTTGGACTTAACCCTTCAAAAGTAGCACAAAATGGTGTTTCAGAACCAAATTGTATTTCATAAGTAAGACCTGTTGTAGGAACACCATAATCATTACAAAAGTTAGTTGCTTCTATATTAATCTCTTCTAATGTATTACATCTTATAAAATTAAAATTTACAGACTCTGTAATACCACTTAAACACTCACAACAATCTGTATATACAGAGTCATAAAATGAAAGGGGAGTTATAGGGTTAGACGTTACTTCCCCAACAGTACCACATAATCTATCTTCCCCAATAAAAAACCCTATAGTTTCTCCAAGAGTTAATGTACTTGCAGAAACAACATACTGAGTATTAGTTAAACATTGATTTATATTATAATTTGGCATTTTATTTTTTAGTTATTTAATCCGTTTAATCCTCCTAATGTTACCATTTGAGTTTGTATCACAGTTTCACCTTTATTATTAGTATATGATGGATGAGGTACCTCAACCGTAACTGCGGTTTCAGTGTCTCCACTGCTACATATAGTACAAACTGTATAGTCGTAAGTTCCTGCTGATATTGACATAATTTTTATTTATAAATATTTCTTTTTTTATGTTTATTTTTTGTTGACTATCATAAATTTAATTGTTCTTTTATAAACGTCAGTTTCTCCACTAGTATTAACCTTAATATCTATGTAATATTCATTAGGTATTTTATCTACGGTATCAAAAATAAAATAATACTCGTTAGGTGTTCTATTAATTTTAGTCCAATCTTGAACTTGGACTTCTGTATTTCCTTCTCTTACATAAACTCGATAATAAGCATCTACATTTTGAAGTAAGTGTTTTGTTGTGTATGCTTTCTTAATTGACACACCAACTTTTCTTGATTCGGTATTTAATATTTTTTCATCTTGTTTAATACCATAGAAATCAAACCCAAATACTTCAGGTTCTTTAGATTGTGGACCTATTATCATTCTATTTTTATATGTCTGTAGAGTAAATTCGTTTTCTACGTTAGGTAATGCTATACCATTATAAACTACATTAGACCATACATCTGTGAATTGACAAGGAGTGTTATAACCACTCATAGGAGGTATTACAACTTCGTACACACCTTTTGTTCTTGGGCAGGTAGGTAGATTAGTCAATGACGGAATAGGGTCACCATTAGGGTCTAAGATTGAAACCGATGGATTAGAATCTAAATTAACTAAATCCCCATCAACATACGCAAATAGATAAAGTTTATTTGGGGTTTTTTCTACAAATAGATTTCTATCATCTTGTACCAAATCATCATATGTTGTTAACAAATAAGGTTCGTAGAAAGTTTGAGTATGTCTTGTAAAGAAAGACACACTATAGTTAGAGGTTAATCCTGTAATTAATTCAAAATCAGGTCTATACGCAATGCCCCATCCTGTAACACCTGTAATTGTACCATCAATAATTCCATTAATTTCTGAAGTCATATCAAAATTAATGTCTTCATTTCCTTTATCAAAATGTTGGATATCTACAATATGTAAATCATTATAATTAACAAAAGGTGACGTATTAGTATTTGAGTACATACCAGGTTCAGACCATAAATTTAAATTATCGGTTTGGAACCAATTAGACGGTCTTGTCGAATATTCATTATCAATTAATGGAGCACTACTAACTGATGTTCCAATACTTGTATTAACGGCTTTTCTAGTGTTATTATAGTCATAACCAACACCCTCATCCCAAGTTTGTGGTAACGGATTACAAGATTGTGTAGTTGTTGTTGTAGTACCTGTTGTAGGTGAACAAGTCTCAGGAATTCTAAATAGAAGTAAATCAAAAGAACTTGCTCTTCTTCTTTGGTCTGAATTATAACTATTTAACAAATCTTCGTCAAAACGAATTGTGTTAGTCATAGTTAAAGTATGTGTCATATTATTAACACATTCAGTAGTAATTGTTCCGTTTAAGATTTTTTCAAATAGTTGTGATAAATCTAAATCAAATATAAATCTAGTATATCCATTTGGGGCGATAGTATCCACCGCAGACCCAAAATATAAATCAGTTATAGGATTTCTACCCGTATTAGATAGTGAATCACTAATAATCGTATTGTTTTTGCTAAAATATGACCTGTGAGTTGACATTTATTCTTTTTACTAATAAATATCAAAGAATTAGTTAATTCTGATATTCTGATTAAGAATAGTGTTAGATGCGTTTTGCATCTCGGTAAGAATTTTAATTGCTTGAGTACCATCAGTAGCCACAGGTACTGGAGGTACACCTGGAAATGGGTGAACGTGAGCCACTAAAAATTTAACAACTAAGTTTAAAAACTTCATAAGTTCTTCACCTCTAACTACAGGGTCTGTATTTGGTAAAACCTTCTCAACCAAAAATTTTTGGTCCATACCTCTCATAGTAGTACTATCTAAAATTATTTTACCCTTACTTGGTATTTTAGATTCGTGTGAAAGTATTAGTAATTTATCCGCACCTAATATGTTATACGTTGTTGAAGTTCCCTCGGTGTCGTATTGTTTAATAGTTTCTTTTCTAACAGTTGACTGTTGTCCTGTTTTATTTTTGTAAAAAATTAAACCGTCACCTTGTTTTATTGATTTAAATTTAATCTTAGAATTGATTTCAGAAATGTTCTTATATTGTTGAGAACCATTGTCACTTGTTAAACATTTTAACGTTAATGGTGATGGTCTAAAAAACAATGGAAATTGATTACTAATTTCCTTTATTTCATTTGGAGGTAAGTTAATAACACCATCATTACATTGATTAATAAAGTTATTAATTACATCAACAACATTTTGTAATGTTTGATTAGTATATTGAACATAATAAACTAAACTCTTGTCGGCAGAATCAATAGGAGTATCTCTAAATATTTTATTTGTAGTATAACTTGTTTTTTGTGGTAGGTTGTATAAATAAACATCTAAGATAAACTGATTTGGATTTGCCGAATTATCAGGATTAACAATATTCCATTCCACTAAAGATTTAACGAATAAAACATCTTGTTCTAATCTTGCAGTCTCAGAAGTCCCCAAATCATTAATTCTGAAATTAAAATCTGAAAGTTGTATAAAACTTCTTGTTGATTTAACGTCAACATTAGTATTTGCATTTTTAGGTATTGTGGTAGTCTTACCAGCTCTTAAAATTATATCATTATCTTTAATGATTAAATCGCAAGTA